TAATAAATCTAATCCATTAACCGAAGTTGTTAAATCTATTGGTAACGATATTATTCGTGATCAAGCTAAAACCGGTTATAAAGTTATTCAGGATAAAGTGAAAGATCATTTGCCTGAGTATACTAAAGCAACAACCAAAGCCGCCCGTGCACTTGTTAAAGTAATGGGGTAATTTATTTTGGTACTATCTAACAAAGCATATCCGGAAGAGTACATGAAGTTTAAGGAGCAAGTTCTTAGAGGTGAGATTCCGGTAAATCGGATGGTGTCACTGGAAATGAACCGTATTGATTTCTTAATTGAGTCACCGGATTATTACTATGATAATAAGGCCATCGAGGGCTTCGTTAGGTTTTGCGAGAATGAAATGACCCTCACAGATGGTAGTGACGTAACTCTTCTACCATCATTTAAATTATGGGCTGAATGTGCCCTCGCATGGTTCTATCTCTCAGAGGAAAGGGTATACAATCCTAAACTCGGTAAATGGGAGATAAAATCAAAATTCAAGCGACTTACGAACAAACAATTCTTGATTGTGGGACGTGGGGCCGCTAAATCTCTATACTCAACATTTATGCAAGCATACATGTTGCTTATAGACACAACCACAACACACCAAGTAGTTTGTGCACCAACAATGAAACAAGCAGAAGAGATCATGGGACCATTCCGTACCGCATTAAGTAGAGCCAAAGGCCCTCTTGTGCAATACATGGTTCAAGGATCCAAGATGACGGGTAATCTTACCCAGAAACAATTGTTAGCATCAACTAAAAAGGGTGTTGAAAACTTCGCTACAAATAGTCTATTAGAAATTCGCCCAATGTCTATTGACAAGCTTCAAGGTCTTCGTTGTAAATACGCCTCGGTAGATGAATGGTTATCCGGTGATGTTCGCGAAAACGTTATTGGAGCAATAGAACAGGGTGCTTCTAAGAATGATAATTACATGATTATAGCAACTTCGTCGGAAGGTACTGCCCGTGATGGTGTTGGGGATACGATTAAGATGGAACTTACAGATATTCTTGAAGGACGATTCTTTAATCCCCATGTATCTATTTGGTACTATCGATTGGACGACGTACGTGAAGTAGCTTTCCCCGAGATGTGGATGAAAGCAAATCCCAATCTTGGGGCTACAGTTTCTTACGAAACATATCGACGTGAGGTTGAACAAGCCGAACACCAACCCTCTGATAGAGCGGATATTCTAGCAAAACGTTTCGGTATTCCTGTTGAAGGTTATACATACTTCTTCGTTTACGAAGAAACGATTCCTCATAGACCACAAAACTTTGATGGACTTGAATGCGCACTCGGTGGTGACCTTTCTCAAGGTGATGACTTCTGTGCGTTTACATTCTTATTCCCGATTGGTCGTGGTCGATTTGGTGTTAAAACACGTTCATATGTTTGTGAAAGTAAACTTAAGAAACTAACGTCAGCTATGCGTAATAAGTACGATGAGTTTATAAACGAGGGTACTCTCGTCGTCATGCCAGATACAATTCTGAACATGATGAAAGTGTATGACGATTTGTCGAACTTCATTTATGAGCACAAGTATTCGGTTTATGCGTTTGGTTTCGACCCATATAATGCCAGAGAGTTCGTTGAAAGATGGGGTCGTGAAAATGGTGAGTATGGCGTCGAAAAGATTATTCAAGGATCTAGAACAGAGTCTGTTCCAATGGGTGAGCTTAAGAACTTGGCTATGGAACGACAATTGATCTTTGATGAAGAGCTTATGAAATTTGCTATGGGTAATGCTGTTGCTATTCAAGATAATAACGGTAACTACAAATTATCTAAGCGAAGAGCTGATGAAAAGATCGATAATGTAGCCGCATTAATCGACGCATGGGTTGCTTACAAACGTAATTTAGACTTATTTGTATCATAGAAAGGCCAATATGAGTATTTTTACAGATGGACTTACGCATGCTTGGTCTATGTTTTCCAAAACGAAAACTACTTCCAATTTAGTTGAGACAGATGATGTATTTCAACTGTCCAACGAGCCTCGGGCTTTAAGCCCAAATACCTCCATAGCCGGACGATCATATAGTCGTTCATCAATTGCGTCTATGATCTTTAATAGGATCGCTATGGACGCAGCTATGGTCAAATTTCAACACGTTAAATTGGAGAACGATGGAGAGAACCAGACTGTACAAAAGAAATCGTCATTGCAGCGTCTGTTCGACGTAGAAATGAATATTGACCAATCGTCAACCGATTTCTTCCACGATTTGGTTTACTCATTGTTTGATGATGGAGTTGTTGCAGCCGTCCCATTAGAAGCAACAATAGATCCAATGACTTCCGACGCCTATGATATTACATCGATGCGTGTCGGCAAGATTTTAGAATGGTATCCAACCAAAATTCGTGTTAAAATTTATAACGAAACAAAAGGTGATTTCTCAGAGATTATTGTGCCAAAGAAAATGTGTGCAATTATTGAGAACCCTTTGGCAAACATTATTGGACCCGAGAATCCAACAATGTCTCGTCTCTTGCAAAAGTTATCTTTATTAGATGCTCAGGATAGAGAAGCCATTGCTAACAAATGGAACATGATTCTGCAATTACCAGTCCCTGTTCGAAACGATATTAAGCGAAAAGAAGCTAATGATCGTATTAAGGACATCGAGGTTCAACTTAAAGAATCTCCTATGGGTATTGCGTATGTTGCTGCCGATGAAAAGATCACCCAACTCAATCGCCCGGTTAATTCTAATCTGATGGACGAAATTAAGTATCTGACTGATGAGCTTTTATCGCAGATAGGATTAACAAAAGCGGTATTTGATGGGACAGCTAACGCTGAGCAAATGCAGAATTATTATACCCGTACAATTGATCCTATTGTGACTCGTATTCAAGAAGAATTCCAACGTAAATTCATCACCAAAACGGGTTATACACAAGGTCATCGTATTGTTACATATAATGATCCATTTAAACTTGTACCTACAAGTCAACTTGCAACAATTGGTGACTCATTGTTACGTAACAGAATTCTTACTTCTAACGAATTCCGTGCAGTTATCGGTTACGGTCCAATTACGGATCCTATGGCTGATCAATTATATAATCCTAACATCGCAGATAATAACCAAGATGTTTCTGTACCTGGGTCGGTCGCGTCCCCTGGAGATGAAGGTTACGAAGAGAATCCAGAAGAACTGGATGAAGACGGCTATCTCGAGTACCTAAGACAACTTCAAAATGGCGGCAAATAATTGACGGAGGTAAATCGTATTCATGGGAAAACATCCTAAGTATGATTTCGCGGGTTATGTAACCCGTAATGACATGCGTTGTACAGACGGTGTCACCATTCGTCATGGAGCATTTGCAGAGAACGATGGTAAAAAGGTTCCTCTGGTTTGGTCACACGACCCGAGCACACCTGAAAACATCATCGGACATGTGCTATTGCATCATGCGGATGAGGGTGTTTATGGCGAAGGGTATTTTAATAATACTCAAAAAGCTATCAACGCCAAAGAACTCGTACAACATGGTGATATCATGTGTATGTCAATCGGAGCGAATCGTATTAAACGTACTCCGCAAAATGACGTTATTCATGGTAACATCTATGAAGTATCGCTTGTGCTCGCAGGAGCTAATCCGGGAGCCGTAATTACAGAAGTGCTACAGCACTCTGATAATCCAGACGAAGGGGAAAGTATCGTAATGGAAAGTAACGAACTTATTCATTCAGCTAGCAATGTGTTGCTTGGTGACGAAACACGAGTTAGTGTATTCGACCGTATCCAACACGCTGAAGAAGGTACTGAATCTGCAGTTCTTGATGAAGTATTAGGAACTCTTAATGAAGATCAACAAGAAGCAGTATCTATCTTGACTGAAGCAGCAGCTAATGCTGCTCTTGAAGCGCATGAAGCAGCAATCGACGAAGAATTTGAAAACGCTGTTGACGCTCGAGTAAATGAAATTCTTGATGAACTCGCAGCAGAAGCTGACGACGAAGAAGATGAAGAATCTGAAGAAATCGAACAATCCGACAAGGGAGGAACTTTGATGCACTATAACGCATTCGAACAAACATCTGCTAATAACAACGAAGAAATTCGTCACTCATTAACAGAAGCTATGCAAACAGCCAAAGACCGTGGTCTTAAGCTTAGTAACGTTCTTGTAGACTTCGAGAATGGCGACACTCTTAAACACTCAATGAACAACATCGACAAGTTGTTCCCAGATCACCAATTGCAAAACGGTGTTCAAGTAATCTACTCACCTAACACTGCTACAGAACATATCTTGTCTAAGGTAACTAAAGTTCCTACAGCATTCGTTAAATCAATCATGACTGACTTGTCTGACCTTACTGACGAACAACTTCGTGCGAAAGGTTACATCAAGGGTACAGAAAAGAAAGAACAAATCATTTCATTCCTTTCTCGTAAAACTGATCCAACTACGATCTATAAAAAACAATCAATTGACCGTGACGATGCTATCGATATCGGCCAACAATTGAACGTAGCAGCTTTCTTCAACCAAGAAATGCGCATTAAGTTGAATGACGAAATTGCTCAAGCAATCCTTGTATCAGATGGTCGTACTACTGGTGATGCGGCTAAGATCAAAGAAGACAAGATCCGTCCTATCTCTAAAGACGAAGACTTCTACACAATCAAAGCTAAATATAATCCTAAGATGCTTCTTGACTTGTTCCAAACTGTTGCGGAATTCAAGACTAAGATGCTCGGTTCTGGTACACCAACTCTTTATGTTAACCCACTCTTCCTTACTAAACTTCGCTTCTTGCGCAACAAGAACGAACAATGGGTATTCGGTGGACAACAACCAGCAACTAAAGAATATCTTGCTTCATTGTTCGGCGTAGCTGATATCGTTGAAACTAACTTCTTGAAAGAAGACGAAATGATCATGGTTAACCTTGCTGACTACCAAATCGGTACTAACAAAGGCGGTGAAGTTAACACATTCGAACACTTCGATATCGACTACAACAAACAAAAATACCTTATTGAAGCACGTCTTTCAGGAGCTCTTGTGCGCGCTAAATCTGCTGTGTACTTCACTCCAGAAAATGGTACAGCCGCTCCTGCCGCTTCGACTGGAACTGAATCACCTCGAGTAGGCGGATAATGAAATACTCTGGTAACGCGGGTTTTCGGATTACTGATGTAGAGGTCGAGCCGGATGTGTTCGAACCTCAAGTGGTTGTTAAGAAAGTACGCGGCGATGTTGTTACGAGTCGTTACCGTCATGATCAAAATGGCGACAAATCGACAATTGATAACATACGAATTACCAACCAGATTTCATTAGTAGCTGATCAATTCTTTATGAATCATATTTCAAATCTTCAGTATTTGGAATATCAGGGCGTTAAATGGAAAGTCGAAAGCTTCACCATTAAACCGCCTAGAGTGATCTTGGATTTAGGAGGAGTTTACAATGAGCAAAAGAATGCTTATCCGACAGATTCTAACCGAAGCGATTCGGAAGTCTAATGAGGATTATAAACTCTTCTATAATCCTACATCAAACACCACTTTGACGTATCCGTGCATTCTTTATAAGAGAACGGGTATTAGACAACGGCATGCCGACAATGTTCGTTATCATTCACATGAAGTATATCAAATCACTATAATCGACAAACGTGTCGAGACTCCAATCTTACCTCAACTTTTGGAAAACCAATACTGTGTGTATGAGAATGAATTTATTGTCGATAATATGCATCACACTATTTTAAAAATTAACACGGGAGGATTAGCTAATGGCTAAACTTAAATTCGACGAACTCGGAAAACGTATTTATGAAACTGGTGTTTCCGAAGCCGTATTGTTCGTACAAAACGCATCAGGTCAATATCCTAAAGGTGTTGCTTGGAACGGTATTACTGCTGCTAACGAATCTCCATCAGGAGCTGAAGCAAATGACCAATATGCGGACAACATCAAATACTTGTCACTTACTGGTGCTGAAAACTTTGAAGGTACTATCGAAGCATTCAACTCTCCAGTTGAATTTGATGAATGTGACGGTATGAAAGCTATCGTTAAAGGTGCGGTTGCTCACCAACAAAACCGTACGCCATTTGGATTTGCATTCAAATCTATCGTTGGTAACGACGTTCAAGGTAACGACTACGGTTACAAACTTCACCTTTGGTATGGATGTAAAGCTGCTCCATCAGAACGTTCGCACGCTACTGTTAACGACAGCCCAGAACCACAAAACCCATCTTGGTCAATTTCTTCAACTCCAGTTACAGTTCCTGGTCACAAACCAACTTCTGTAATCACTATTGATTCTACTCAAGTTGAAGCGACTAAGATGCAAAAAGTTCTTGACGCTGTATATGGTACAGATGATGCTGATGCATATCTTCCATTGCCAGAAAAAGTTATTGAACTATTGTCTTAATTAAAACTTTATAGGAGGTATGTCATAGTATGATTAAACAGCAAGTTCGTTATGAGGATTTCGATGGTATCCAACAAGAGGAAACTCTTTACTTCAATCTTAACCGTATGGAATTAATTGCTTTGCAAGCTCGCTACGGTAAAGATGACATGGCTAAATACATCGAAAAAGTTCAAGCCGAAGAAGACTATCAAAAAATGTACGATCTATTGAACGACATCGTTTTGACTTCATACGGCGTTCGTTCGGAAGATGGAAAACGCTTCATCAAGAATGACCAAGTTCGTGAAGACTTCAAAACTTCACTTGCTTACGAAGCTTTGATTGAAGACTTCCATGACGATGAAGGAGTTACCCTTAATAAATTTATTACAGGTATCACTTCTCATATTCGTGGGCTTAAAGAAGCAGCCGCTTCTGCCGCAGCTCCAGCTGCACAGTAATTCAGGTTGTGGGTGTATTTTTTGCACCCCTTCCTTTTTATTTGTTAAATTTTTTGAGGTGTGAGTATCATGGGATCAGAGTATCTTACAATAAAAACGGAAGATGTTGAATATTGGGATGAGGAAAAGAACGAGTTTATAACCGAAGATGGAGAGGAATACACATTCCGATACACACTTAAGAATTTAGATCGTTGGGAAACCAAACACGAGAAGCGTTTTATTGACAATAAAGAAGAAGTTACTGAAGATGATATTCTCGACTTCATTATTATGATGTGTGATCAAGAATTAGACACTTCTAAATTGTCGCCTAATGATTTTAAAAAGATTATTGAGTACATGGGACATACACCATCGGCCACAACTACCCCTAAACCAACAGGGAGTGCTCGACCAGTTGCTCAACGTAAGAAGATATTTACATCTGAGATAATTTATGCTCATATGGCACTTAACCATATTCCGTTCGACTGGGAAGATCGAAACTTAAACAAACTAATAATTTTGTTGAATAGTGTCGCTGCATTACAAGAGCCACCTAAGAAAATGACAAAGGAAGAGGCTATGGCAGAGCAGCGAGCTATAATTATGAAACGACGTGCGGAAGCTGAAGAAAGGAGAAAAATGCGTGGATGATTTTATAATTCATTCTGATGATGTAATCCAACACTTCGGTGTCAAAGGTATGAAATGGGGCAAACGATTACGAGATAATCATGTCCAGAATTTGGAATACAAATACCGAAAATTGGGTTATAATGAAGAACAAGTTAAACAGAAACTTGCAAAACGTCTTAGAAATGAGAAAATCGCATTGGGCGCTGTCGGCGCTGCTGGTGCCGCCGTTGCGGGATACATGCTTAAAAACAAAATCCAAGATGACTTTATCGGTAGAACGCTCAAGAAGGGAAAGACATTCGACTCTGTCAATGCCGCTTCTAAAATTGACACATCTAGACCTGTTTATGGCGCTTATCGAAAAAACGATAAAGTTAAGTATCGTGGCATGTATGGAATGCAAAGAAAAATGCGACGAGCTTTTTACGGGGATGATTATGGGTTAGGAGATCACGACAATATTTATAAATTCAAGGCTGTTAAAGATGTTAAGATAGCTCCTAATAGAGCCGCTAAAAAATCTTTTAAAAAGCTTTATAAGACTGACTCAGAATTCCGTTCAGTAGCTGATGAAATAGCTTCACAGGTTAATAAATCCAAAAGCAAGTATAATAATTTTAATGTTGGATTAGTTGCTAGAGGACATAACGAAACATATAAGAAAAATATCGATAAGTTCTATTCGTCTCTTAAGAAAAAAGGATACGACGGGCTTAACGATATTAATGATAAGAAATACTCCGGATATAGAACAAAGAATCCGACCATATTCTTTGATCATAAGAACCTAAAAGTTGCTAGTAAGAAAATCTTAACTAATGACACGATAGAAAAAGATTATGACAAGACTATGAAAATCTTATCGGTTCAAAATAATGCTGGTAAAGTTGCCGGATTCAGTACAGCTGTTGCCGGGTTAGCAGCGTATTCTTCTCATAGAAACAATAATGATGTTCGTAAGAATGATGAAGAGTATAATAAGAAATACGGTAAGAAGGTTCGTAAATGAACATATCGGTAAGCGGAGATTTTAATCATCTCGAAAGATATCTCAAGAAAGATCGTCGAGTATCTCTAGATCAATTAGGTAAAGCCATCGTCGAAGCGCTTCGAGCTGCTACGCCGTCTAGATCTGGAGCGACAGCTGCAGCATGGGGTTATCGTATATCTCATACAGGACGTGGGGAAGAGCTTGAGATATTTAACACGAACATTAACAAAGGTAAAAACATTGCTATTCTGATTCATTATGGACACGGTACGGGTACAGGAGGATATGTTCCTCCACGCCCATACATCGATAAAGCTATTGATTCCGCATACAAATCAGCTATAAACAGGGTTTTAACCGATTACCTTAAATAGGAGGCAATAAATGGCAGGATATGTTGATGAGAAAGTCGCCAAGGTAACCTTAGACAATAAAGGTTTTACTAAGAACACTCAAGACACAATATCTGCTCTGGATAAACTTAAAGCGGCATTCTCTAAGATTAATGGCGGAAACGCGTCTAAGAACATTGCTAAAGAGATGAACGCTATTCCAGAAGCAGTATCAAATTCAACAACAAAATCCCAAGGTTTATTATCTCGCTTAAAGAATATTTTTAGTCGTAGCACTGATAATATTAACATGTCAGGCGCTGCCAAATCTATCGATCAGATGAATACCGATGTTGCTGATAGAACGTCTAAAACATCAAGCATTTTATCTCGGTTGAAGGGTATTTTTCAAAAGGCGGATAATCACCAGGGATTCACAAACTCGATTAAGTCTATTGATGGACTAAATGCTAAAGCATCTGGTATTAACTTAAACCCACTTACCGGAGCATTTTCTAGAGCAGCGGACTCCGTAAAAGGGTCCCTTAATGCTATGGACGTTGCAATGGGTATTGTGATGGGTAACATGATGCAGAAAGCTATTAGCTTTGGTGCCAAATTCTTTAAAGGTCCAATGGATGGTCTGAACGAATACAACGAAAAACTTGGATCCGTTCAAACGATCATGACGAATACTGAATGGGAAATTCCGGATCAATCTAAGCGTATGCGCATGACTTCCAAGACTTTGGAAGACTTGAACGAATACGCCGACAAAACCATTTACTCATTCAAAGATATGACTAAGAACATCGGTACGTTCACTGCAGCCGGTGTTGGTTTGGAAGACTCGGCAACAGCCATTAAAGGTATTTCTAACTTGGCCGCTGCGTCTGGATCGAATACTCAACAAGCATCTACAGCGATGTACCAATTATCACAAGCATTAGCTTCTGGTAAAGTAGGTCTTCAGGACTGGAACTCTGTAGTTAATGCTGGTATGGGTGGTAAGTTATTCCAAGACCGTTTGACCGAAATGGCGGAAAAGATGGGTCATGCTCGTGATATGACTAAATCTTTCCGGGATTCCTTGAAAGATGGTTGGTTGACTTCTGAGGTATTGATTAATACTTTGAAAGAATTCTCCGTTGATGAGCAAATGCTTAATGCAGCGACTCAGATCAAATCGTTTGGTCAATTAGTGGATACTGTCCAAGAAGCTATTGGTTCTGGATGGGCTACATCATGGGAATACTTATTTGGTGGATATGAAGAAGCTAAAGGTCTTTGGACTGAAGTCGGTAAGATTGTTGGAGATTATTTTGATGATGCTCAAGGAACATATCATGATGCCGTTCTTGATATGGATCGTAGTTTAGGTAATTTCCGAAATGCTGTATTGAAGACATGGAAAGATTTAGGTGGTCAAGCATCGTTCTTTAATATAATTAAGAACAGTTTCGAAATTGTCTTTAAAGCACTAACAAAATTCCGAGAAGGATATCGAAGCGCATTTGGCGACTTTAAAACAGTTGGTCAATCATTATATAATGTTACCAAAGCAGTTGAAAATTTTACTCAAAAACTAGCTCAATCTAGAGTATTGTTTATGCTATTTGGAAATGTTGGACGATTATTTGGTAATGCTATATCGTTGATAATGAGTATGTTCGGAAGATTCATCAAAGGTTTCATGCAGTTCGGTACTGGAGCAATGTCGTTTATAGCAGCAATAAATTCTGTTGTTGCCGTATTGGCCAATTTCTTTTCTGCACTTAGATTTAATACTAATTTGATGGCAGGAATGCAATCCCTCGGTGCTTCATTATCCAATGTATTCAAAACGATAAGCGCTGTTGTAAACATACTGGTTACTGCTTTTATGAAACTATTTGGATCCGTTAATACTTTAAACGGTTTATCTAATAGTTTAGGATGGTTTAAGACATTAGCCGGATGGATTGAAAAAGCGACTGGAGCTATCGCAAATTTCGTTAGCGCATTGTCATATTCTCTTATGACTGGAAAATCTCTAGAAGGTCAAGGAATTAAGATCACCGGCGTGTTCAAAGCAATCGGTGCTGCGATAACATTTGTTGCCGGATTGTTAAAAGGATTTGTAGGAATTATTTCAAAAGTTTTTGGATCTTTGAAAAACTTCAAATTCGAAAATCCATTTAAGAATCTATTCGAC